CTGCTGCTGCAATCTCTGGTACTTGGTATATCTTAGGAGATGCTACTAACCTTCCTTATGACATAAACAATAACATTGGAGATGTTCGTATCGTTGGTTCAGGTACTACTTATACACAAAATGCTTTTGATAACGAAACTGCTGGTGATGTAATTAAAGTAACTTTACCAGGTGGACAAATATTCTACGGAGAAGTATCAAGTGTATCTGCAACTACTGCTCTTGGTTCATTCAACCTTACAGCAACTGCAGGATCTGCAACTATTGCATCTCTTGCCCTTTATGAAGCTTACCCTGGTTCAGCTCTTGCTAAAAACATCGCAGGTAATCTTGTAATTGACGGAGATCGTATTAAATATGGTTCAGGTTCTTCTGAATACAATTACTTGAATATAACTGACCTTTGGAATCGTGATAAAGATTCTTATACTAAAATCTGTTATGGTTTATCTGGCGGAAAAGTTCAACAATATACAACATCTGCTTTATTAACCGCAGCAGATACTAATTTTGCTGATGTAAACTATACATACATTGGATCAACTATTTACACAGACGGATCTGCTACTACTAATGATGTAGCAATCTATTCTTCATTGGCTAAAGATATCAGCGAAAACATTGCAATCGAAGCTCCTGGTATTTTCGGTGGCGGTAAGAAATTTAAACTTTCTTCTACTAACGCTGCTAAACTTGAAATTGGTGATTACGTTGTAAACAATGATATCAATAATCCAATTCTTGTAAGAGTAACTGCTAAGATCAAAAAACTTGATCCTGCAACCGGTTTACCTTTTTTCGAGTACACTGTTCTTGAAACACCTCAAGTTACAATTACTGCCGGTATTTCTTTCGTTACTAAATTTGCGCCAATCCAAAAATTCTGTGATCGTTACCAATTTACTAAATTCTCTGGATTCAAATTGACAGACTTCCACTTACCTGGCACTCCTACTCAACTTGAAAAAATCTACGGAGTTCTTGAGAATACTAACTTATCTAAAACACTTGCTGACAAAGATGTGATTAGCTTCCGTTATATTATTGATACTTTCAATGGTGGACTTGAGCCTCGCATGGGACCAAAACAATACTTGAGCCGCTTAGCTAAGAACCGTCAAAAATGCTTGGCTCTTCTTAATGCTCCTTCTATTGCTGAATTCCAGGATGCAACTGACCCTAGATTTACTGATTTACCTGATCCGGCTGCGGGAAATCCAAAACCAGTATTAAATACTGCATATATTGCAGAAGGTGGCAACCTTTCATTAGGACCGTCTTATATCTGGGGATTACCTGATGAAGATCAAGGCGCTAAATTTATTGGAGTATTCTCACCAAACGTTATTATCCGTGAAAACAACAAAAACATCAGTATACCTCCTGCCGCAGACGTTTCAAATAACTTCATCCGTAAATTCATAAACGGTGAACCATTTGCAATCGTTGCTGGACCTCGTCGTGGTGTAATCTCTAATCCAAAATTTGTAAAAATGGAATACGATTACTTACTAGCTGACAGAGAGAATCTTGAACCAATTGGAATCAACCCTATCGTTACTGTTAAGAATGTTGGACCGATGGTATTTGCTAACCAAACTGCTTACCAAAGAACTTTATCAGCATTCAATAACTTACACGTTAGAGATCTACTTATTACTGTTGAAGAATCTGTTGAAGAAATCTTACAAAACTACTTGTTTGAGTTCAACGATGCTACAACTCGTTTGGAGATTCGCTCAATCGTAGAAACTTACCTAGATACAGTTAGAAATGCTGGTGGTGTATACGACTACGCGGTTATCATGGATGATACAAATAATACTCCTGCTATAATCGACCAAAACTTTGGTATAATCGACATAGCAATCGAGCCATCTCGTGGTATTCAAAAATTCATTAACAGAATCACAATTCTTAAAACCGGTACAATCAGCTCAGGCGGTTTCTCAGCGGCTTAAGATAAATGATAAATAAAGAAAAATAAACAACATAAACAATGGCAGGACTTCCACATTATAGGAACTCGAAGGCGGCAATGCAAAAGTTTGAACCAGTGTATAATGCACAGTTCGAAATTCTTCTTACACCGCCCGCGGCTGTTACTGGATGGACTCTAGTAATGGAAAACGTAATTAAAGTTGGTGGTATTGAAGTAAACAAACAACCTTCACCAGTAATACAAAAGTATAAGAGTGCAACCCGTTCTTTTGCGGGTGGCATTGTTGAGGATACTTCAATCAACATCACGCTTGACTTTGAGGTAAACCTTGATGATAGTAACTCAGCTTATGTATATAAAGCTCTTCGTAAGTGGTGCGATCTTATTTATGATCCGCTTACTGGACGTATGGGTCTTAAGAAAGACTACTCTGGAGGACCTCTTATTATCAATTACTTTAATAAAGCTGGTGATATCTTCCGCCAGGTTAAAGCACCGGTTGTATTCCCTACAACCCCAATCACACCGATTGAATCTGACTTCACGGTTAACGAAATCTATCGTATCAGCGGATTCACTCTTCGGGCTGATTACTTTGAAGAAACTATTCTTTAATACTAAACTACTTAAATTATTATTATTTAGGAGGGATCTTATGGATCCCTCTTTTTTGTGTTAAAAATTAAGAACCATCAGGCACCTGTGATATATAATTAAATCTAACAAAAATAGAATTATATGGAAGATAACAAAAATCTTAAAGAACAAATGGAGAAAGAAGCGCAACTTCTAATCCAACAAGAAGAACAGAGCGAATCTTCTGTTACCGAAGTAGAAGAGGTTAAACCTGTTTCATTAGGTAAAGCTCAAAAATTTACTAACTATGAAACCGAGGACGATATTCTTGCAGCTGAAATTGGGTGGAAAAACGTTCCTATGGATTCTTTACCTTCACAAGGATTTTTCTATACTCCTGGAACACAAGTTGCTATTCGTGCAGCTACGGTATCTGAAATTCGTCACTGGTCAACAATTGATGAGAATGACTTATTAGGATTAGATGACATGCTTAATTTTATTATTGAGAAATGCTGCCGTATTAAAGTTCCTGGAAAACCCGGTACTTTTAAAGATCTTAAAGAGATTGATCGTTTTTATCTAATTTTTGCTATTCGTGATTACACTTTTAAAAATGGTGAAAACAAACTTTTTGTTACAGTATCCGATGATGATGGTGCGGAGCAAAAAATTGAAGTAACTAAAGATTCATTGGATTACTTTAATCCTGATGAAAAGTTAATGAAGTATTTTAAACAAGAAGATCAATGTTTTAATATTCAAATGAAAAACGGTGAAAAGTTTAAAATCTATTTACCTTCTCTTGGAATTATGGCATTTATCAAGAACTATATCAAGAATAAACAGCAAGCAAATCAAAACTTTGATAAAACATTTATTAAATATGCACCGTTTTTATTCAGTGATTGGAAAATGTTAAATCAGGCAACGTATGATAAATCTGTACAAGAATCATTCACTTGGAGCTTACAAAAGATATCCGTAATGGACAAACTAGTTGAATTGCTTTCTTCTTCAATTAGTCCAGCTGTTAGATATCAGTCATCGGGAGGAGGCGAAGGGCGTACCCCGCTAAACTTTCAAGGAGGGGTCAAATCTCTTTTCCTTATTTCAGATATCTTTGACGAATTGGTTTGAGGTTGAATTTATTCTTCTTAAAGTATTAAAGTTACAACCATCCGAGCTCGATAAGATGGAATTTTATCGAGCAGAGATTTTAATGGAAAACTTAAAAAACTTTAATGAAGAACAAGAAGGAAAACGTAAGAAAGATGAAGAGCAATATGACCAGTCAGGAATGATGGGCCAGGCAAATTCAATAATGCGTGGTGCTCAACAATCTTTACCAAGTTTTAACATGCCAAGTTCTACTTCTTTGCCAAGTTTTAACATGCCATCTATGCCTAACTTTAAGATATAAGGCAGCATGATATATACAAAAAGATTTAGAACATAAATGTCAGTAGCCAATCAGGCCAATGAAAAACTTGCGCAGTTAGTATCCTTAGCCGCTAAGATAGAAAGCCACTTATCCGGTGGTAAAAAAGGCAAAGGGGAAAACGCTAAAACAGAAACGGGATTCGCTAAAGGCGGTGGTGGAGGAGATTCGCTCTCTAAAGATGCCGCTGTCATTGGCGGATTGTCGTCTTCATTGGCTACTCTAATTAAAGAGGTAGATGGCATGAGTCCAAAGGCAGGAGATAAACTTGCCTCCTTTATCATAAAGATGTCTAACGCAGTTCAAGAAGCTGTTAAAAATGGATTAGATGCTGACAAAGTAAAACAGCTAAATGAAAATCTTGATGCATTAGTAAAAGGTTCTGCGGGATTCATGAAAGAAATGGCTATGTCTATTCTTTATGGAATACCAGCAATGATTGGTGCAGTTTTCTTTGGTACAACTTTAAGAATACTTTTTGGCATTCTTAAAGGTGTTAAAGGCATGGATGAAGATTCGCAAGAATCAATTAAGATGATTCTCGATAGTGCAAAAGGTGCTCTACTTTTTGGACTTGCAATGGCTGCTTATATTATTATAGGTATTCCTGCCATTATTGGTGCTACCTTATTTGGAACCACTGTTTTAATCTTATCAAATATTTTATCAAAAGTTTCCGCAGATAAAGAAGCAATTGAAGGTGTTAATGCCATATTAGATCTTGCTAAGGGTGCAGCTTTATTTGCCTTAGTAATGGTTGGTATCGGATTCTTAGCAGTACCGTTTGCTATGGGTACTTTGGTATTCATTCTGGCGGTTTCCGCTATGCTACTGGTATTTGGTAAACTAACAGAAACCGAAATAGTTACTACAGGTTTAAATGCAATTTTTGAACTGGCAAAAGGTGCAGCTTTATTTGCCTTAGTAATGGTTGGTATCGGATTCTTAGCAGTACCGTTTGCTATGGGTACTTTGGTATTCATTCTTGCTGCTTCTGCTATGTTAATCACATTCGGTTTATTATCAAAAGCGGTCCCTTCTGTTATGACTGGTGCGGAAGCATTGGATATAATGTTTAAAGGCTCTCTTAAGTTTGCTATTGCAATGATTGGCATTGGATTCTTTGCGGCAACATTTGCACTTGGTGCATTAGTGTTTATACTTGCAGCCGGTGCCATGTTATTGGTATTTGGTTTACTTAGTAAAGAATTCCCAGAGATGGAAAGAGGAGCAAATGCTCTTGACACAGTATCTAGAAGAATCATACCGTTTACACTTGCTTTACTTGTTGCAGGATTCTTACCAAAACAAGTTTTATTAGGCGCAGTTGCCGTTTCTATATCAATGTTTTTGGTTGGGTTTGCTGCAGCTAAACTTGGTGAATTAGATAAAAAAGGTAATATAACCACAGGTGCTAGCGTATTAAACAAGTTAATTGCACCAATGATTGGATTTTCATTAGCACTTGGTATTCTTGGTGCAATACCCGGTGCTGGCCCTGATTTGTTTATCAAGATTGGCGCAGTTGCCGCTTCAATAACAGTTTTAGGCTTAGCTGCATATATTCTTGGAACTCTTGACACACCATTAAAACTTGTATCAGCAGGCGCTCTTGTAGTATTAGCTCTTGCTGGTGCCATGATTATTATGGCCGGCGCTTTATACATAATATCAAAAGCAGAGTTTACACAAGAAAAAGCAACTAATCTTGGTTTTGCTATTCTTACTATAGGTTCTTCAACAGCAGCAGTTGGATTAATATCACCACTTGTTGCTCTTGGATCGGTTGTGTTAACATTAGCTGCGCTTTCACTTTTATCTCTTACTCCTTCTCTTGCTACATTTAAATCTATAGGCTGGCAGGAAGAAGACGGGGAATCATTAAAATATGCTATACAAAGTGTAATTCAAGGTTTTGCCCACGCGCTTGACGGCGTAGGTATCATGGGATTATTAAAGATCATGGCAGCGATTCCTCTTATTGGTAAAATTGGAACTGCTCTTGCTTCTCTTGCTTCTGGTGTTAAAGCAATGGCAACTCTATCATTTACCGAAATGGAATATGATGAGAAAACAGGTAAACTTGTACCAAAACGAGAAGTAAGATTAACTAATGAAGATATTCAAGCTGTTGGCACAAATACAGCAGCAATTCTAAACGCACTTGCTCAGCCACTTACCGAGTTTGGTATGTGGTCAACTATGGGTGAAACCGGATTTGGTCCATTTACTATAGGAGCAGGCTACCTACAAAAAGGTATTCGCGCTGCTGGTGATATAGGTAATGCAATTTCAGGTATTGCTAAAGGAGTTGCTGATATGGCAAGCCTTAATGTTGTTGATTATGAAGTTAGAAATGGAAAACTTGTACCTAAGAGTGTTCGTAAACTAACACCAGCTGATTTTATATTAGCTGGTATTAATACCAGGTTCATTTTAGAAACTTTAATGATTCCTCTTTCAAACTTTGGGCGAGAATCTGCAAAAGGTGAAGGCATATACTGGGGAGATGGGTATGTAGTAAAAGGTATAGAAGCGGCTGCTAAAGTAGGTAATGCAATTTCAGGTATTGCTAAAGGTGTTTCTGACATGGTAAGTCTTAATATTGTAGAATATGCAGTTAAGGATGGCAAACTTGTTCCTACAGGAACCCCTCGCAAATTAACACCAGATGATTTTATCACAGCCGCAAATAATGTTAAAGAAATACTTACTGCATTAACTGCGCCGCTAACTGACTTTGGTAGGGAGTTTAAAAACGGCAGCTCTTTATTTGGCGATAGTGCTCTTGAGGCTGGCATAGAAGCAACCGGTAAGATAGTTGATCCTATTGCTAAAATGGCTGATATGGTTCTTAAACTTGCAAGCGGGCAAGCAACTATAAATGAAGTTATTAATCCTGGAACTAAAAATGCAAAACTTGTAGCAAAAGGAACAATTAATTTTGCTGAAGCTATTCCGATAGCAATTGAAAATGCTAAGAAACTGCTATATTCATTCCCACAAATGTTTGTTTCTTTAGGTAGATATATTGATAAGTATGAAGATGAAATAGATACTGCTATAGAATTTTTACCAACGATGTCATCTGCTATGGCAGACATCTTAAATGTTTCTAAATCATATCTTGAAATTACAAAGAACATCGCTGAATCCCCTAAAGAAAAAAACATTGATGTTGTGTTAACCGGTCTTGCAAGTTCATTAGCAGCAATGGGCAAATCTTTTGATAAGATGGACAATAGTAAAGTTACATTATACAAAAGATTTGCGTCAATTACAGAAGGAATGACAAAGATTAACACGCCTTTTGAAAAATTCACAAAAAACTTTGGACAGTTTGCTAAAGATATGGGAGTCTTTGTTAAAGTGTGGGAAACTTTTGGTAAGGACAATGCTGATAACCTTAAGTCATACGCTGATTCATTAAAAACCATGTCAAGTGTAGATACTGCTAAATTAAAGGAAATTACACAAGCATTAAAAGAACAGGCTCTTGCACAAAACCAACTTAATAAAACAAATGCTGGTCCTACAACACCAGGCGGCTCTACGACCCCAGGCAGCCCTACAACACCAAGCAAACCAAATACAATTCCAAGTGGTGCTAATACAACCGCAGGAAATAATACGCAATCACAACTTCCACAAAATACTCCAAGTGGCAAAATTATTAAAGTAGATGCTATTTACATTAATAATAAAGAATGGAGAGGCTAGATATATAAATCATGGGAAAAATTACAAAATTTGCTGATTGGGAATCGCAAAAATATAACAGAAAAGTTGAAGAAGATTCCATTAATATTAAAAAAGAATCTGATAAACCGGAAAACGCTGCTTTAATAGCACAGCTTGCTGATGTAGTTAAAGCTCGCAAAGAAGCGATTCGTAACAAAGATGATTATGAAGCGCAGATTCTGGAAATTGAATCTAAACTTATTAAGTTGGATATTGAAAGAAATGATCTTGTAAAAAAGAAAGCTGATTTGGTATCAGCAAGAGATATTTCAGCAACCGAAAGAAAAGAAGCAAAAACCAATGTCAAAGAAAATTAAGACGACTCCAAATTTCGAGCAATTTGAAAAAGACGGTAATACTGACTCGTACGCACCGCCTAAATACTTAGTAAAACCAGCACCTGGTGATAAAGGTTTCTACATGTTCAAGAAAGCTTTTGATAATCAAAAGAAATTCTTTCAACCTCGAATTGCAAGTAGTAATCATGAAATACCAAAGAATAGCGGGCAAACTCCAGAAGACGAGTAATTAAAAGACATATCTACGAACTCTTAAATAAATGTATGGAATATATCCATACATTTTTTGTTTTAACATCAGATGTCTTCTAATTAATATAGAATACATAAGAACTCTATTATATCAACGGAATATAATTTAAAATAATTACCGATGATTGACAAACAAAAAACAGAGTTCTTACGTAAACGGATTCAACAAGAAAAAACCGAATCCGAAAGTGTTGAAACTGACGGCTCTTCTGCTTTAGCTTTTCTTTTATATTTTGTTGCAAGATACTTTGCATTTTATGGTGCCCAGTGGTTAGTTTTAACAAAAGCGGGTACTACGCCGTTTAATCTTTTAGAAACACTAATTATTTACTTTGCCATTATAGGTATCTTTGCAAATAGAAAATAATGAATAGAAAAATAGTATTAGTTGGAAAATCTTGCTCGGGAAAAACTGAGCTTTCTCTTATTTTAAATAAAAAAGGTTTTCGTTCTGCACTCTCTTGCACATCAAGAACAATCCGTCCAATAGAAGAAGACGGTATTCATTACGATTTTGTTACTCTAGAAAAATTTAGAGAAATGATAGAACAAGACAAGTTCATCGAATATGATGAGTTTAATTCATGGTTCTATGGTTTAACAAAAGAAAGATATGCAGAATGCAATTTGCTCATATTAACACCAAGAGGGCTAAAACATCTATTAAAGAAAGTTAATCGTAACGAATTGTTAATCATTTATATGAACACGCCTGCTGATGAAAGAATGAAAAGAGCAATTTACCGAGGTGATGATCCGGCTGAAGTAAAAAGAAGATATGCTGCTGATGAAAAAGACTTTGCTGATTATGAAGCTGCAGCAGACTGGGACATTGCTTTGGATTATAAAATCTCTGATAAATTTGAAATTTTGTTAGATCTTTTTTCCTAAAATTAAGAACTATATACATAGAATAATATATAAACTAAATAAACAAATAGAAACACATTATGCAAAACTTTATCGTATCCCCAGATTTCAAAACTCGTGTAACTGATATCTTAAATACCAAGAAATTTACAGCTGTATTCCCTTACATGAATTTAATTAATCGTGAAGGCAATACTTTCACCGAAGCTGAATTAAACCAACTTGTACAATTCTTAGGAGAACTTCCTTATTCTGAAGTATCTGAATTGTTTAATCTTATTCCTGTGCTTGTTCAAAAAGAGGAGGTTATGCCTGTTCCCGAATCTGCGCCTGAAACTACTTCTGAAAAACCTGCTAAAAAATCTAAATAATGACCAGCCGCGTTAGGCAAAAAGTTAAAACCTTTGTAACTGTTCTTAAAGAGATCTCAGAGTTATCTACCGCATCTAAATTAAAAGTTGGTGCAATTTCTTTACATTGGCAATTTCAAAAGATAGCCTCTTTTGGTTATAACGGTAGTTATCCAGGCGCCGCGGCAAATTTAGATACTGGGACAGAAGAAGAAAGTCTTGAACCTGGTCATTCAGGTTTTATACATGCTGAAGTAAATATGATAGCAAAGTTTAGGGAACATAACCCCGAAGACTATATTATTATTCTTACTCATTCCCCTTGTAATGTATGTTCCAAAGTATTAGCAAATGCTGGTTTTCGTTACGTTTATTGGATAAACGAATACCGAGAAACTAATCATTTATCAATGTTTAAAGAATTAGGTATTTTGCATGGCGATGTTGAAGAACTAATTCTTAATTATCCTGATATAGTAAAACAAAAGAAAAATAAAAGTTGTTAATAACTTTTGACAAATAAATTTGCTATTGTGGATTTATTTGGTTAATTTTGTATTATAATTAAATAACAAACAATTATCCCTTAAAGAAACCTTATGCCATTACTTAAAGTAACTAAAAAGAATCCTCAAGAAAAGCCTATGTCATTACAAGAAATGGGTATGAAGTTTTTTGAAACTCGTACCGAAAGAGATTTTACCGTAATTTATTATCGCTTAAAACCAAGCATCTCATATTATCTTAGAGAGCTCGTCCCAAAGCAAGATGATCGTAATGAAGTTATTGCAACTACATTCGCAAAGGTTTGGGCAAAAATACACCAATACGATCCGTATTGGAATTTTAGTACTTGGGTTTACCGTATTGCTCGTAATGAAGCATTACTGTTTTTCCGTAGTAAGAAAAGAACTTATTCCTATGAAGGTATGGAAGAAATGGGAATTAACATGGAAGCAAAATCATCAACTGTTGATTCAGCTGCTTTTTTAACTGATGAAGATGATCCAATCGATGTTTTACATGATCTTGCCGTTGCTGAAATTAATAATCTTCCAGAAATCTACCGTACCGTTTTATCATTAAGAGAAATTGACAAGAAAAAATACGAAGAGATTGCCGAAGAACTGGGTTGGAAACATAATACTGTTCGTACTCGTATTCGTAAGGCTCGGGAATTGGTTCGGGTTAGCCTTTTAAAGAAAGAACCTGAATTGGTTAAACTATACAATCAAGAAACTAACTAAATATGTTTAGATTTAAAAAACTAAAAAACTTCTTCAGTGATATAAGAAACTTCTTTTATATTAGAAGCATAGTTCACAAAAACAGAGGAACCGCGGATTGGGAAAGATTTAATCTAAGAACAGATTACATTTATCGCATTTACACAGTATTTAATCCTGACCCACAAGATAAAGGAGATGATCCAAAAATGTTAGAGATTAAAATGGGTGAAAAAATGATTCCTTGCCACAAATATATTGATTCTATTGGATTAAGCGAGGTAATTGGAGTATCAGGAGAAAAGATTCCTGATACTGATTCTTATCTTGTTGTTTACTATCAACTTTTCGAATACATAACAGCATGGAGACTATTCATTAATACGGTATTCATTATTCTTATTACCATTTTTCATTCTCCAATTTGGCATCTATTAATAAAAGGATTTAACTGGTTCATTGGACTATTTTAAACACACGGATATATAAACTAAGAAAAACAAATAATATGACATCAAAAACTGCAAAACTTACAATTGAAAAAACACCGGTTGACGTAGACGGTAAATTAGAAATGCGTCAAAAACTAGCTGCTGATCTTGAAAAGAAATTGATTGATTTTCGTGCTGAGCTTGAAAACAAACAATATCTTGTAGAAGGTCAATTAGCTTCAGCTGAGGGTCTTCACGATTTCATTACAAACTACGCTAAATGGAGTTTTTCTGAATCTATGGGGATTATCGAGGCTGCTAAACAACTTGAGGCTTGCGTAAAAGATCTTAAGACTGGTAAAAGAAAAGAGTTAATGCTTCCTAATTTAACTATTGAAGCAATTTACTATTTTGTATCTAAAGAAACCGGTACAGGATTACAATCTGCTCTTACATACTTTAACACAGTATTAAAACCAATCACAGACGCTCTTTCTCGTGCTAAACAAGATAAAGAAAAGAAAGATCAAATGGAAAAAGATTTGGCAACCGTTCAAAGTGCCATCGATACTGGAGCAATTTCTGAAATGGAAGAAAATATGATTACAGAAATCGCTGAAGAATTAAAATAAATAATATACTATGAACAAGATTAGTCAATTCATAACAAGGAACTCTAATATAATTGCTTTATGTTTATTGGTTCTGTTATTTTTAAGAACATGTAATAGTGATTTAAAAAGCGTAAACAAACGTCTTGACAGATTATCTAATAAGATTGATTCTTTAGAAACAATAACTATTGCAAAAACTGATCTTACAATTGAAGGATTAAAATCTGAAAAGAGAATGATTCAATCAACAGATCGTAAAATGCTTGATGTACAACGCCAAGCGGCTATAGATGCTGAAATAAAAAAACTTGAAGAAGTTAAGTGAACACGAACAAATTAGTACATTGGTTTATTATAACCACTTTTGTAAGTTTATATGCAATAGTTAGTATAATTTCTACTATTCACGTTATTGACTTCTTTAGTTTATCTAACCCTTCTTGGCTAGCAATTTCATTAGCTATTGCTTTTGAAATTGGTGCTGCTGCATCTCTATCTTCTCTGATTATCATAAATAAAATGAACAAGTCCCTTGTGTGGGGCTTGTTTTTTATTTTAACAGCAATGCAAATGATGGGCAATACATACTATGCCTTTACCAATTTAAATGATTATCAGTCTTGGGTAGAATTATTTGGTCTTGTTGATGAAGACCCTCTTTATCAAAAAAGAATACTTTCGATTATAAGTGGAGCAATCTTACCACTTGTTGCATTGGGTTTTATTAAGTCACTTGTAGATTACATTAAGCCTGAAAATGAAAATAAGAAAATTATAGAAAACGTTTCTGAAATAATTGAAAAAAAGGTAATTCAAAATGAAGAAAAGTCTAAAGAAATTAAAGAAGAACCTTATAAATCTAAAGATTTAGAGGAAGATATTGCTGATTGGGAAAGAGCTTCACTAGAAGACTTTATTGAAGAGTATCCTTTTGAAGTTGAACCTATTGAAGATGCTTTAGGTATTGAGGAACCTGTGACAGAAGATCAACCGGTAGCTACTCAAGAAGTGGTTAACTTTGTTAAAGACACCTCTGATGCAATGATTGAATTTCCTGGATTAGAAAAACCTGCAATCGAAGAAGAATCTTCAGAAATAGATATAACAAATAAAGTTGAAGACGAAGAAAAAAAAAGTTTGATTTAAACTCTTACTTTAATTTAGACTACACGCCTTCTTCAAAAAAGAAAAAGAAAATGAATCCTCATATTAGACCGGGGGTTAATTTTTAAAAAGAAGAATTAAATAAATGTCAGTTAAACCACCTTTAAGTTGTCCGCCGGACTATTCCATACAGGTATTCAGAATTTCTGAATGTAAAAAGGCAAGTGTTGTAAAAGGCATAACAACTATGGCCTCCCTTGACCTTAATTCATTAAACATTCCTATACAAGAACATACAGAAGGAACTCTTTTATTAAAAGGAAATTCTTTAAAGACAGTTAATATAGATGATATTGCTATCAAGTATCCTCTGTTTGAAACTTTTAATTTTTACGTAGATCTTAATACATACCCTAATGCTATTGGTGATGGGACTGATCATACATACACAGTATATAACGAAGACTTAACAACTATAGGTACCTTTTCTTTTACGGTAGATTCAAACGATCCTGACTATAAAGATTTTCCAACAGCTCTTAGAACTGCTTTTACAAATTCTGCAACCGCGGTAAAGAATACTGTTGCGTTTAATAATCTTAATACGGTTTTAACTACAGGGATATTTGCTGTGCAAGGAATAACAGCTGGCACTAAATATCGCCATGTATTTAATTTTGACACAAGTGGCTTTGGTGGAGTTGGGCCATATGAACATCCTGGCACTTTAACTGTTCATAATGAAAAATATCCGGACGGCGCGATTAAGTATCTTTTGCTTTTTCCAGACTATAATAAAGTGGATGTTTCAACGTGTGGTTGTGCCGATGCGTCTGGTGATATAAAATCCAATCAAAAATTCTTTCAATACGTTTCACAAAAAGAATACAAAGAAGTTACTAATCCTAAAACACCAATCTATTTAGAAGCAGGTGTTCTTGGTAATGATGTAATTACTTGGACTCCTGCTGTCACTTCTCATATAGGTTATCATTTTAAAGTAGGTGATTTAGTATCAACTGTTCAAAATCCTCTATTTCGTGGACTCATAACTGATATTGATGGATATAACATTTATTTAGATCAACCATTAACTTCAGCAATGACAGTAGCAAATCAACAACTTCAACATGTATATTCACCGAGTAGTTCAAGGTGGTTAAATGTCGGAGACTTTTTATTCATATCGGGTGCTACTGACATTGAAGACGCTGACCGTTGTTACATTAATACAATAATCTTAAAGAACCCTCACACGTATGACATTCCAATTAGTTATATGATAGGAAGATAATTTTTTTTTAACTATGGCTATTATTACATCTAAGTTTTATCCAATGACAGACATCTATTTTAGAGATGGCAAACCTGTTGATTTAATGCCAGGACAATCAATTGTCCATCTTAATGAACCTATTATTTCAGGTATTCATATTTTTAATTGGTGCGCTGATTCCTGGATAAAAGTTGAAACAACCACAGGCCAGATAATTAAGTTTCCATCAACTTCTCTTGTTGAGGGGGCGGTTTATTATATAAAATTAAGAAAGCTTTTAGAAGCTGGACCCAGTAAAGAAGAAACCCAAGTCATGGGTATTTCCACTTCTGACAGAGAATAATTCTATTCTCTTATTTACACTTATAGTTTTCATGGAGTCTTTTCTATTGATATATAGAAAAAATAGCAGTACATGCCATGAATCATTACAGAGAAGCTTTTGATAAAGTCATCCAAAGTATTAACTGGAGAAAAATTAAATCTTATCACAAGAAGCTTAACATCACATGGGAGATTGAAGATGACAAACAAATTATTAAGAGAATACCATCTGCTGACGAGCTACGAGGTGAATTAAAAAGCATCTTTGAACATATGTTAACTGAGAATCTTAGTTACATATCATATGGAAGCTGGATTATATTCTGGGATCGTGAGGAAGGAGTCTCTGGCGACATTCGGGTAATTTTTCGGTTAGCTGATTTTATTTTTGAAGAAGATAAGAAAACCCGACGTTCTTTGGAACTAGCGCTTGAAAAGGCTATTGAAAAAGAAGATTACGAGAATGCAGCTGAGATACAAGATGCTCTGAATAAAAAAGAAATAAGTAAATAAAGTGTCTCAAAAAACTAATTTAATTACATCGTTTGTTAGGAGGATAACTAAGTTTTTTAACTCGTCATCTACCCCGTGGTTTAGACCAACACCGGCTCAGCCTGGTACAAACCACATTGATAATCCAAATGATTTCACAGCGGAAACGATTTACAAAGGTGAAGAAATTACGGATTTAGATCTTGGGCGTTTATATACTCAAGACGGTGCAGAACTTATTGAATTAAATGCAGCACCAGCTATTATAGAAGGATTAAAGGTCAGAAAACCTATGGCCGGCGTAGCTGGTAGTCCATTGTGGTTAACTGTTGAAAGCGGTTCAGTTCGTATTAACGGTAAAACTTACTGGCATGAACAAGCATCTTCTTTAGGTGATATATTATTAAGCGCCAACCCTGATCTTGTAAAATGTCGTTATGATGTTATTACTATTAAAAGTGATTATCCAAATCCAGCAACAAACCCAGGAGTACCTTCAACAGAATATCGCGCATCTTTACAGGTTTACACCGGAGATCTTCATTATCCTGGACATGCTATTTCTTTTAAAGGTGATGCTGATGTAGTTTCATCTAATATAATAACATTTGCAGGCGGCACTGGTTCTGTTCCAAATCTAAATGCTGGTGATATTATAGCTGGTCCTGGAATAGGTACTGCTACAATTACTGTTGTTAATTCTTCTTATGTAGATATTACACCTGGAGTTACAGCAACGGTAACTGATGGTTTATATGCAATTCCTTTTGATTCAAGTAATAGACAAAAAGGATTCTTTGGGAACCTCTCAGGCGGTTCAACTACTGTGACAGGCATATATCCACAAAACTCGACTTTAGTTCCTGGAATGATCATAGTGGGTCCTGGATTGCAGCTTGGTACAACTCTTGTTAGTGTGGGTGCAGGAACAGCAACATTATCAAATCCGTCAACCTTAAGTACTACTGATTTCTATTCTGTTGGTGATGTAGGAGACCATCTATTAATAGATCCACCTTCTATACCCGCAGACGAACTTGTTCTTGGTATAGTTTTTGTGCCTGTTAATTATGGCACAAGTTCTTCGCATGAATTGCGTCCAATCAGTGTTAGCGACTTTTGGTCTACTTTTGATTTACAAGAAAAAACCCCAAGCAACATAATTTGGAATCAGAGAAATGGCGAACAAACATATCAATCTGATCGTTCATGGGTATCCGATAGCATTTTATTAGATACATTTGGACATACTTTATATCAAGTCTTAAATAATCATTACAGTTCTAGCCTAAGTGCCTCGATTGCTTCTGGCGATGTAATTCCGCTAACCAGCGGAGGCGGAGGCGGAGGCGGAGGAACGTTCGGCCCTCAAGGATTTCAAGGTGCTCAAGGCACGCAAGGCACGCAAGGTGCTCAAGGGGCAACTGGCCCTCAAGGATTTCAAGGTGCTCAAGGCACGCAAGGTGCTCAAGGGGCAACTGGCCCTCAAGGATTCCAGGGTATTCAAGGAAATCAAGGTGCTCAAGGTGCTCAAGGCACGCAAGGCACGCAAGGTACTCAAGGGGCAACTGGTCCTCAAGGATTTCAGGGTAATCAGGGTAATCAGGGTACACAAGGACATACTGGCCCTCAAGGATTCCAAGGAAACCAGGGTAATCAAGGTACACAAGGACATACTGGCCCGCAAGGCTTCCAGGGTAATCAAGGAACACAAGGTAATCAAGGAACACAAGGTAATCAAGGAACACAAGGTACGCAAGGGGCAACTGGCCCTCAAGGATTTCAAGGTAACCAAGGTAATCAAGGTATAGCTGGTCCTCAAGGATTCCAGGGTAATCAAGGTGACCAAGGACCTACTGGCCCTCAAGGATTTCAAGGTAATCAAGGTATAGCTGGTCCTCAAGGATTCCAGGGTAATCAAGGAACACAAGGTAATCAAGGAACACAAGGTAATCAAGGTAATCAAGGTATAGCTGGTCCTCAAGGATTCCAGGGTAATCAAGGTGACCAAGGACCTACTGGCCCTCAAGGATTTCAAGGTAATCAAGGTATAGCTGGTCCTCAAGGATTTCAAGGTGACCAAGGACCTACTGGTCCTCAAG